ACCAAAGCATACACTCTAACGGGCGGCAAGAAGGTTTTTTCGATGGCTTCTCCATAAAGGGGGTGGTAGTTAGTGTGCTCGATATCTAATGGAAAATAAAGCACTTGTTGGCCGACTACACGCTCGATAATTTCATCGTTAACCTGTTTTACAAGGTTGCGTTCTTTCTCTCCAAGAAACATTGGAGGAGGTGGCTGATCTGGTTTTTTCCATTTGTTATCTTCTGACACTGTTTACCTCTCCTTTTTATCAAAGCTTAGTTTAAATTGTTTTGGTTGTTGTGGTGTTTCACCGGGTATTTTATTTAAAATGTCGTCGGGGGCTTCTAATTTTCCCATCTTTTTTAATTGTGATAAGAAAATAGGCTTCTTTTGATATTTGTGTAGTATAGCAGTCATAACTTGCATATATTTCTCCGGGTGACGATTTTGAAGCTTACTAAGGGTGTTTACTCTGGTGCGATCTTTTTGAAGCCAGCAGTTTCCATCCAACTCGATGGGCCTTTTTTGTAAGTCATTTCTTTTTTCATAATAATGTATCCAAACGCTAATGGCATTTTCTCCCGCCTTCTTTTCGTATGTTGCTCCGGAAGGATGACCAGATGGTGCAACCCACCCTCCTAATAAAGTTCCAAGCTCAATTAATAAATCATAAGCAAAGGGTCCTAATTTTGATGATGGATCATCTAAATGAGAATGAGTTTGATAATATCCACAATCTAAATGAGCACCATCTAAATCAAAAAAGCCCATATCATTACCTTGGCCATCACGAGGAACGATCATATATTCTCCATCATCCTTTTCAATTGAAAAAGTTATGTCACCCAATTCATTAAGTCCACCCTCGCCCATACCGAGCGCTGCTTCTTCTATTTCTTCTTCGGAGATGAATTTTCTCCAATTTTCCATTAATAATTTCATTTTTTTATCCTACAAATATTTTCATTGGAACATCTTGCATCAATTCTTTTGCGTTTTCGGTCATTTCTTTGTCTGTTGCAATTAGTTTATCGTATGTCATTTCCGCTAATATGGTTTTAAGCTCTTCTCTTAAATCTTTTTGTTCTGTTGCTGCTTGGCTTAATAAATCTGATGCATTGAGGGTCACACTGTCTCCCGGAATTGGGACCGTTCCCCCGAATTTGCCTCTAATTTGGCCTAAGGTCTCTTTTGAGAGCGCAAGAGCAAACCTTCTAATCCATTGTTTACCAATTGAGTTAATGTTTGCATACGGAATGTTCTCAAATGGAAGCGTATTCATATTATTGATGCCATTTTGGCCTGAATCATAATCATCTTCCCAAATGTCATTACCTGAATCAACCGTAAACCTAAACCAAAACTTGTCTGGAGACACATTTTGCGGAGTTGGATACAATCTAAGTTGGTTGTTTATTACTTCATAAGAATAGTGTGAAGTTCTTGTGTATAAATGATCTTCATAGGCTACCGCTTGTAGTTTGTTCTGCCAAGCTGGAATAACCTGAAATGACGAATCATCAGCATATTGTCCATATGTTTGCATATCTCCAACAACGTTCAAGCCACCATAATAGCCATAAAATCTCCACATTTGTCGTGGTGAAACATAATATACTTGCCTGATCTTAACTCGTTTGTTGCCAACAACACCAGCAAAGTCCACACCACCTGCAACCGAAGAAGCGGATACGATGTTTTGTAAATCATAATCTTGTTGGTCTGCAATGGTATCAAAGGAAGCAGAATATATTGTTTGTTGTCCACCAACCCCTGCCTCTGTTGCGAATGCTTCTCCAATTCTAAATGATGTTTCAAATGAAAACTTGGGATATTTAAGGGCAACATTTGATCCGCTTAAAGTTTCGCCTGATTTAATCTCGCCTTTATGATTAAAGGAACCTGTGGTTCCTCCGAGAGCAGAACCAATAATGTTTTTTGCTTGATATGTATTGATAATATAAGAATATTCAAGACATGCCTCTTCATAATTGGCATATACATTTTGTTCTGTTATTTCAAGATCTAAAACATCCCCACCTAATTTCTTATAGGTATAAGCAACTTGTGCAACAGCCCCTGTTATAAAATCTACGGAACTAACATATGCCCCAATAGGACAAGCAGCAACAACATTGTCTGTGCTTCCTGTCTTTGGTAATACAATCGCACTAGTTGTGGATGTTGGCGTTAAAGTTGGTAAAGCCATTCATGAACCCTCCATTCACTTGTAAATAGTTTCTCAGATAGGAAACCTTCTATGATTCTTCAATGGTCTTTAATATCTGGGCCTTGTTCATTGATGACTTAACTGTAATGTCATTTTCTTTTGCATATGATAGTAAGTCTTTCTTTGTCATCTTTTTAAAATTGGGAGTCTCTGGTGCAATCAGAGTCGGTTCGTTATATGGCTGAATTCGCATTTCAACCGAGGGTTCTGCTTTCATTTCAACAACAGGAGCAATTTCTGGTTCTGTTTCATTTGTTGGCGCAATATTCTCGCATACCTGATCTATGATGCTTGTTCTGTTTTTCATTCTTTCTAAAATGGCGGAATTGTCTTCAATTGTCTTTGTCATTCTTGCTTCTTGTTCTCTTGCCTTCATTCGCTCAATTCTTCTTTGTCGTCTGAATCTTTGTGATTTTCTAGCCATAATAACTCCTTTTGGTTTGCAAAATAATTAGTCTCAAACAGAAAAAGCCCACCGGAGCGAGCTTAGTCTTAATGTTGCGGAGATTAGGCTAGGGATTTATATCAGCAGCGGTTCGACCGAGGGCAACAGCTAACCAATTGGTTCCGTCGGAAATCATTTCTACTTGAAGACCAACCTGTGCGCCAGCTAATACAATATCACTAGTGTCGCTAATTTCAGTAAAACCCCCAGTGATCTCAAGACCATAGACTTGGTTACCACCAACAGCAACAGTGACATTATTGATGTGGTCATCAACTCGAACGACCTTACACCACCAGCCTTTACCTGCTTCGGAAGGACTAGGCAAAGTTACCGTAATTGCTCCACCTGATGAGTCGGCAGTAAAAATAGTTCCACACTCAGCAACGGTCGCTGTGTGATTTGCAGTGAGTGCTTTAATTTTTTTTCTATCCGCAGAGTATCTTCCTAATTTAGCCATTTTATATAATCTCCTTATAATCAATAAATCGTTTTTGCGTTCAAGACGCATTCAGTAGTAAATAGTAAGCACAAAAAGAAAAAACCCCCAACCAAAATGGAAGGGGGTTTATTTTATTTGACTAATTTAAATTAGTTCCCGCCGCTCTCTCCAAGGAGTCCACGAACGATAACCAAACCGTACATATCAGGGCGGACCATCTTCTTAGCGTAACGGGTCATAACCCCTTTACGTGGAACGAAGTCTTCCACACCGAAAATTGTAGGTGTAGTTTGTAGAGGCACGTAAGGCGCATATACATAACCAGACTCAAGGAATGAATTTCCTTTACGTCCCATAAGAATTAAGTTACGTGGGAAATAAGGATCAACGATCACATCCCATTTACGACTCATAGAGCCGACCTTAACGGCACCGATATCGCCTTTATCGGCATCTGCGGTAACGTTAGCACGGAAACCAGAGGTGAACTCAAGAATGTTAGCAACTTCAGGGGAAACAACACAGAAGTTTGCACCACCACGAAGAGTTTTCATATGAATTTGAGCAGAGATGTCGTTCATCGTTTCAATCAAGGTTTCATACCATTCTGATACAGTTCCTGTAAAGTCAGGAGAAGCAGCAGTTGCGCCTAATTCAGCACCAGTCGAGCGATTTACGAACAGACCGGGAGAACGAGACCAATAGAATGTACCAGCTTTTGCGCCATTCACAAGATCAGCAAGAATCTCACGATCAATTTCCAAAGCGATTTGCTCTGAGAGAATTGAGGTAAGTTCTACCTCGGCATCAAGGTTATGATAAGCATTCAAATCTTGACCAAGCTCAGGAGTCCATCGAGCTTTAAGCTTTTTGGTCTGCGCTGTAATCGCAATTGAATCAACCTTAATGTCGATCTCTGGGATCTGATCGTTGTCTTCCATCAACATGCCGCCATCCCATTGCACTGACCCGACCGCTTGGCCTTGAGCTTGTGCGTCTATAATAGGATGTTCAACATCCATGGCAGCGTCTGGAGCGACAGTGGCTGGCATTAATGCAGCCGTGTCAGTAATTACAAAACGAACAGCTTTTACACCACCAGCGCCTTCAGTCGAAGAAACGACTTGGGTAAGTCTTCGGACAATTTTAGCGGTAGTTGCAAGTGACTGACCCGCTGCATCCAGTGCGGCAAGCTCGGCACCTTCGATATTAAAGGCCGCGAGATTATCAAAATCAGCATTTGCTGTGACAAAAAGACTATGATCGCAATCAATAACAAGACATTCATAAGTATCACCACCAGCCAAAAGATCGGGATCAAACATAATTAACTTTTTCTGTGCCTCAGTAGCACTTCCAAGAAGGAATTGCGCCTTGACATCAGCGGTGGAACCACCGGTTACTGTGGTCGAGCCAGTTGGAGAAGCCCATGCGCCCCCAACAGCCTGACGCATACCGATATTTTCTTTTAGAGTTGCACCAACAAGATCAACGCCACCAGTTACTGCCGAACCAACTTGGTTTGTGCCATAGATAGATTTGTTATAAAGATTACCAAATCGGTCACCACCAAGTGGATTTGGGGTTTCATCAGCACCAGCGCCAAGTCGTGGTGAATATACAAAGTCAAGGAAGAAAATCAGACCAGAAGGTAAACTCATGGGCTGAACGCTAACTAAATCGTTAGCAATAAGTCCGGCGAATACACGACGAACGATTGGGAAAGCAACAGCGGCGAAACCTTCAACATCGCCTCCGCTCATAGAAGAACTCTCACGAAGTAGTTCTTTTGCTTGGTTTTCGAGCAAACGAGCCATTGTGTGCTTCATTTGATCATTTTTAAGGCCTTCTAATAAACCTGTTTGTGTCCATTTTCGAAGAAGAGCTTGCCCTTCTGATTTCATGTCACGGTTTACGATGCCTACAGATAATTTCTGAATAATAGACATTTTAATACCTCCTAAAGTATGTCATTTAATACCAGCAAGTTTTTTCATTTGGTCTGCAAATG